AAACTGCCAAAGCAGAATTTGCCGAAAAGGTTTCTGCACTGGAAGCTAAGGTCGCTCAAATTCGCGCACCGGAAATCGTTCGCCCAAACAAAGGCGTTTCGGTTGACGTTAATCGTCGCGTAAAAGAAGCACTGTCGCAGTTCTATAAATCAAACGCTCGCGTTGAAAAAGAACTGAAACTGTTTGAAGATGCTGCGCAATACGATGCATACATGAAAGAAGCATCGCTTCTGACCGGCGGCGGTAACAATCAGGGTGGTCGCACCGCTTATGATCCAGTGTTCGCCCCGTTGCGTCTTGCAAACCCAATGCGCCAAATCTCGCGCCAAGTTGCAACCGATGGTTCGTCTTATCAGTTCCGTGCAAAAGTTGGTAACGCCGGTGCTGCATGGGGCTACACCATCCAGAACAACGGTGCGGCAACTACTGAAGATACAACGATCTGGCAATTGGTGCTGCAAGACTTGAACGCACAGTTCCCAATCCGTACTGCTGCGCTGGATGACATCGATGGTCTTGAAGCAAATGTCGTTTCCGATATGCTGCTGGAATTTGCGCAACAAGAAGCATTGTCGATGGTTGCCAACAACGACCAAGCTGCACAATCCGTTAGCAACCCATACGGCGGCACCAACGGTCTGCGTGGTCTGGATCAGTACGCAGGCGCAGCGGCAACCTATGCAGGCGGTTCGGTAACTACCGCAGCATTCGGTAACAGCGGCACCGGCAGCACTTCCGGCCTGCACTCGCTTGCCACCTATGACCAGTTGACCACTAACGGCAACACTGTCGGCGCAGGCAACATTACTTATAAAGACGTGGTGAACTTCATCTATTCGCTGCCACAGGAATACTGGACACCAGACGCCAAATTCATGATCAACCCGGTTCTGCTGCAACAGATTCGCGGTCTGGTTGATGATCAGAAACGCCCAATCTATATTGATGGTTTGGCGCGTGAAGATGGCATCGTCGGTACGTTGTTGGGCTTTGACGTTATCGTCAACAAGTATTGCGACACACCATCGCAACTGACCACTGGTTCGGCTGGCACTAACAGCTTGTATCCAATGTACTTCGCTGATTGGTCGCGCTTCCACACCATCGTGGATCGTCTGTCGATGGTAATGCGTCGATATGACCAGACGTTGCCGGGCTTTATCACCTTCTTTGGTGAAAAACGTCTTGCAACTTCGGTGGTCAACCCGTTTGCTGGTGTGCGCTATCGTTCCACCGGCACTGCAACCTAATCAAGCGGCTTCCCCGGTGGCGTGTGCTGCCGGGGTTTTTTGCTGATCTTAGGAATGGAAAAAATGAAAGCCAACGAAAAAATCCTCACCGGCATCAAACAGACGCTAGAAACCGGCGACAGAATCACCATCGATTTGCGCGAAGCTTCTGCGCTTACCGGAAGCGGATCAGGCGTTGGTGGTCAAACTTTCTTTGACGATGTATTTGCAGCGTTTCGATATGCCAACCCATACCGCATGGGCGCTCGGCAAATCAAAACGGCAAATATGTCGGATGTTCAATTTGTTGCAAAAACTGGTAATGCTGCTAACTCTACAAACCCTTGGGGTTATACTTTTACTCCTAACAGCGGTTCGCCTGACATAAACACGTCAATCTGGCAATTGCCAACGCGAGTGATTACGGCACAGATGCCGATTCGTACTGCGGTGCTATCAGATGTTAATGGTCTGAACAATGAACTCATCGAAGATTTGATGATGGAATTTGCGCAGCTTGAAGGCGCATCGATGGGCTTGAACAATGATCAGGCAGGCAGCACGACAACCAGCACTGGTGGCGTTTACGGTTTGCGCGGTCTGAACAGTTACCCCGGCGCAGCAGGCGCATCGTCGGCGTTTGGTACTAGCGGCACCGCAATCACTAACGGCTTGCATACCATTGCAACCGTTGGCGCAACTGTTGCCGGTCTGAGCAAATCCACATTGTCGGAAATGCGGCTTGCCTTGCCGGGTCAATATTGGAACTCACCAACAACCGCATGGATGATGCATCCAACCGCGATTGACGTTTTGACCAAAGCGGTATCTTCGGGCAACGTGCCGTATTTTGTTGAAACCGGCACCAATAACGGTGGCTCGGTGGTTAATGTATTTGGTTGGCCGGTAATCCCCAATCCGTATTTGGATGCATGGAATTCGGTCGGCGACATTTCTATTTATCTTGCTGATTGGTCAAAATTCCTGACCATCGCTGACGTGGAAGAAATGACAGTGCAGGCGATGGAACAAACAGCGCCGGGCTTTGTCACGATGTTTGCGGAAAAGCGGCTGGTGTCAACGGTGCGCGATCCGTTTGCTGGTGTGCGACTAATTGCTACTGCCTAAAGACTATGCCAGTTCAGGAAACAGGGCTTGGATTTGTACAGCTTGCGCCAACGCGCAACCCGTTTAATTACGATTGGTTCGAACAAACCAACCGTAATGTATCGACGGGCTGGCTAACGCTTGCTGAAATCCGCGAACAGTTAAATTTGTATTCTGACACTTCGCAGGATACATATTTAACATCGCTGGAATTGGCGATTCGCATGGCAATCGAAGATTATCTCGGTGCGCCAATCGTGTCGGTGCAATACAAATCTTACTATGGCGTGTCGGCTTTGTACGGTTCGCCACTGTCGCTGGATTTGCCTGAAACATCGCAAGGCGGCGTAACGATTAACAGTGTGCAATATTACAATGACGCAACGCCAACGGTGCTAACTACCGTTTCGCCTGCTGATTATTATTATGATCCGACCGGGCGCAAGGTCATTTGTTCTGATTTGCCAACCAGCATTAATCCGCAAATGACATCGCCGGTCATTGTGACTTATACGCTTGCAGCATCACCGCTTGGAACGTATCCAGTGATTAAGCAGGCGGGGCTTTTGTGGTTTACGCACTTATACAACAATCGAAGTGATGTAACTTCGACCGATATGAAGCGCATTCCTATGGGTGTGGATACGCTGCTACGCCCGTATAAGCCGCTGGTGATGTAATGGTCGCAAGATATGAAGAAGCGCAAGTGTACACATTGTCGTTTGCGACATCCGCATACGGCGATACGGTAACGACGAAAACATTAAAGTTTCAAAGTAAGCCGGAAATCAAAGAAGTAAAAAACGATGTTCGGATTACTGATAAATATCGAGTGTATGCAGGGCTAATTTATTTTGTTTTTAACTATACGCCATTTACACGCGATATGTACGACAACCAAAATTTGTATTCGATCATTTGGCGCGGTAACGATTGGCGAATTGATAGTGTTGTTGAATCCAATGATCGGCAAAAAGTGACGTTTTTATGTTACCGCAATGATCCATCGACACAGGTATAACAATGGCGGGGCAAAACAACCCAAGTAATTATGCGGTGGCAATCCAAGCGCAATTGACTGCCACAGCTTCGCCGGTGCCGGTATATGGATCGTTTAACAGGAACTTTGCAACACAGCAAAAATTTATAACTTGGAATCTGCGCAATGTGCATCAACCAGTTTATACAGGCACAACGCAATCGGTAAAAGGTATTGATCGACCAATATTTCAAACCAATGTTTATGCTGGCACATTGCAAGATGCGTTTAGTATAGCGAACACGATAATACAAGCATTGCATGGGTATAGTGGGCAATTCGGTGGTGTTGGTGGATTCTATGTAAGCAAGATTGATATTGACTGGCTTTTTAATACTTTCGATAATGACATTGGCTTACATTCAATTTACTTAGATTGCACAATGGATATTCCGACATAAGATAGATTTTTAACTTTTTTGAGGAATGAAAAATGGCACTTCCAAATAAAGTATTGCCGGGGTTCTCGGCATCGCTATATTGCCAATCTGGTGCAACGCCAACCGCATTGACCAATACGCAGCTTTCGACGTATGCAAACGTGTCGGCGATTGCTATATCTGCCAACCTGCTGCCGGTTGAAGCAATTCCGGCCTTTGGTCAAGATGACGCAGTGGCGAATTTCTCGGTTGCTGGCGCTCGGCAATCAGACAAAATCCCAACGCAATCTGCACCGACTTCGCTTTCAATTACTGCGGCTTGGAATCCAAGCGATGCCAACTTGCTGTTAATGCGCGGCGATGCATATAGTGGCGTGATTGATCGCACATTTGTGGTGTCGGCGACCGATGGCACTAACATTGTCAACTATGCATTTAATGGTCGCGTGTCGCAATTCCAGATTGACGCGCAACCCGGCGCAGAAGCAAAATGCATTTTTACGGTTCATCCTCGCGGCGACCAGTATGGCTGGTCTAACAATCCCTAATTAAAGGAATTCATCATGGCGGCACCAAACAAAGTATTGCCGGGTTTTAGCGCATCGCTATGGATGCAATCGGCTGCAACTCCAACACCATTGACCACTGCAAACTTGTCGGTATGGACTGCGCAAGTGGCAACCATCGTGGGAACTTCGGCAAACGGCACCGGCTCGGCTGGTGTGCTAGTTCCGGTCGAAGCTATTCCAGCATTCGGGCAAGATGATGCGGTGGCAAACTTTTCTGTTGCCGGGTCGCGCCAATCAGATAAAATTCCAACGCAGTCTGCGCCAACATCGCTATCGATTACCGCAGCTTGGAATCCTTCTGACGCGGCACTACTGCAAATCCGAGCAGACGCATACAGCGGCATCGTAGATCGCACGTTTGTGGTCGCGGCAGTTGATGGGGCATCGACAATTGCTTATGCTTTTAACGGGCGTGTGTCGCAGTTCCAAATCGATGCACAACCGGGTGCCGAAGCAAAATGCATCTTTACGGTTCATCCTCGCGGTGGTCAATACGGCTGGTCAAATACCTAAAACAATCGCCCCTTCGGGGGCTTTTTTACATGAGAAAATATGACAACACAAATCAACAGCAACAGCGATTTGCTTGGGTATTTGCTTGAGCAATCGCTGATCGCCCCTAAAAGCTGGTTTGGCTTTCCACAGCAAAAGCTTACCGGTATCGCTCTGGTTCACGCAATTGCGGCGAATCATGCCGATAAAATGTCACCGTCGGAAATTGTTCAATATGTAATTGATTTGAACAACGAAATATATAACGGCATTATCAAAAAAGGATAAAACAATGAAACTTGGCGCAACGCTCAATATTAATCCTGACAACATCCGCATCCGCGAATTCACAATGGCGGGGCAAAAGCTTCGGGTGCGTGTTCCGCTGGCTTCCGAGATGGAAGCAATTTCCAAAGCGGTGGATGATGCCGAATGGCAAACCAAATTTGAAAGCTTGAAAGAATCGTTTAGCAGCGATCCAGAAGCGGTTATTGAGCAGACCGAAGATGACGTATTGATCAACGGCAAATCAATCAAAGAACTTGCAATCATGTCGGCAAAGACCGAGGAACGAATTGTTCGAATGGTTCGCCTGCTGGTGCCTGCTGAAGAAGGTTTCGACATGGCGCAAATTAGTTATGCCGATGTTGATTCGGAATTTCCATTTGCGGTGCAGATCGAGTTGATGAAGAAAATCGCGGAAGTAATTTCGCCGGGATATGAGGAAACGAGAAAAAACTAATTGGGTCATTGCGTTTGCAGACTCGCGCTTATATGCTTGCGCATGGGGCGAATCCGGATGCAATGACAGAGGAAGATTTCGAACTAGTGATGGTGGCGCTTAATGATGGGTTGATTGGGAACAAAGTTGTAATCAACACATTGGGATACTTAACAACGGCAGTGTTTAATTATATGCGATCACAAAATGCGCCGAGTTATTCACTGCAAGGAATCCTGGGAATTATGCACGATTACATATACAAGCCATTGTCGGATGAGGAAAAGCGGCAAATGGCAAATCAGCGATTGCTTGAGTTTATGACGATGAAACCCGGTGCGCCAAATTTGTT